TCTTGATCGGAAAATCTTATAAACATTTTATCTTGTGTTCCTGTATCTCCAATAGTTGTTTCTGTTCCAAGCATTACTAAATGTCTATCTCTGTCTGACACCAATGACATGACAGAAGCTGTCGGTGCATTTGAAATAATAGTTGCTCTTGTGTTCAAAGCGTTTGGATTAGAATTAATCGGATTCCAAGAAAATGATTTGCCATTTTTAATAGTTGCAATAAGTTGTTCTCCGAAATTGTCCAAAGACCAAGATGCTGGGTCTGTGGTAAGTGTTTGAGATAAAGATGCAATTCCCCATCCTGTAAATACCTCTACACCAGATCCACTTGAATGTGCCGATCTAGTTCCTGCTACAGCTCTTGTAATTCCTGTAATATCGTTACTAGATATTCCTGTGTATTCAATAAATTCTGCTCCAACTTTTATTGTTCCTGTGGCTGGAAATCCTGTGGTCGATGCAAGTGTGATAGAGGTTCCTGATCCTCCTGTTCCTGCAGTATCGTCCAATAAGGCTCCGTTCAGTGTACTAAATACTTGTTGACCACCTCCCCACAATCCTGTGCCCCATCCAAAACCATAAGTAAATCCTAAAGCTCCTGGTTTTATATATGGAGTGACTGTAGCAGAACCACTTCCGTTAACTGTCGTTCCAGCTGCGCTAGCCATTGTTATGGTAAATGAATCACTATCAGGTACAGTAACTACTTGAAAAGCATTGGTTGTAAAGTCTCCAGCAGAATAACCCGCTCCTGTTGGAGGTGTTACAGATGAAAATAAAAATATGTCACCAGGTTCTAAAGCATGTGCTGCTTTATTAACAGTGACAGTTGCTGAAGTGTTTACAGTATCAAAAGTGCAACTAGTTAATGCTGTTCCTAAAGGAGTGATATCAAAGAAAGCTCCTTCATAATATATAACTAATAGTTTGTTTGTACCGATAGCAGCATATCTTCTACCATCTAAATCAGCCCAAACAAATTGTTCTCTAGCAGCTCCAGCTAAAGTTCCTTCTAATATCTGTTCCCAACCTCCTATCTTTTCAGGAAGTCCATATCTAAACCTTACAAAATCACCGTCAGTCCATCTACCTTGAGCTCCTGTTTCAGTGACTTGTTTATTAAATCCGGGGGCTATATCTACTTTTGTTAGAGGCATACTTCATTATACCTTAATTTAAGTAACCGTTAAAGACCGTACTTTATATACATAATTAGTCTATAATCCTCGTCGGTACAGTTAGTCTCTTTTATAGATATTTGATTTGAACAAATAATTGCTCTATTTGCTACAGATTTATATTTATATATTGAACCTATTTCTGTTTCACCATTACAAGAATTTAAATGATATATTATATTTGTAGACTTATCATTTTTTATATTGAAATTTTTTTCAATTATATTTTCAATTTTGTCTGTTCTATATATAATAAAACATTGAGCTTGTATTATATTGCGTCTAAGTTCTTCTGGAAAACCTTTTAAAATATCTAGATAACTACTTAAAGGTTTGTTATTTTCTATTAACATATGAGATAAACTATTTCGATATTCAGTTCGATACCAAGGAAAGTCTACACTAGCTAAAATATAACACATTTCAGCACATCTTTTAGAATCTATAAAATTATTTATACACTTTAAGGACATTAAGGACATTCTTTTCCTTCACAAGAATCTTCATCTGTTGTTTGTGTTTGTTTTATTTCTTCAGGAAATCTTTTATGAAACTCACTTACAGCTCTAATTAGATTATTACTAAAATGTCTAAAACTCATAGCATCAAGAAAAAACTCACCTTTTTCTTTTATTATTTTTTTCTCTTGTTTATTAAAAATTATTCTACAACTTCCATCTTTAGCGCTTTGTATAAATCTCATTTCATAATTCCATATAACATTCGTTTGTCTTTTTCGTATTCTTTAAATTTACCATCTGCATTTACATAATGTAAAAACAATTGAGTCTGATAGTCTCCTGTAAAAGGTTTTCTACTATGTTTTATTTTAGTACCTAAATATATTATTCCATCACCAGGTTTAGTTTCTATAGGTGTGTCATTAAAATATATAGGCCAATCTTCTTTATCTCCATCTATATGAACAGTAACACTTATCTCACAAGAAGGTCTGTCGGTGTGAGGTAATAAATAACTTCCGTGACTGTAAACTCTCCAAAAAGAATACGTTGGCAATAGTTTTGTGTTTGTATGTTTTTCTACTTTTTCTTTACTTAACAACAATATAGAATCCATAACAACATCTCCATAATAAGACACTTCTCCACAAGACCTAGCGTCTCCTTCAGGCATAAAATGGTCTTCGTCTAATAAAGTAAACTTTATCTCAGTAAATTTTTTTAAAATATCTAAAACTTCTTTTTCTAAAAAATTTTCTACTTTTATATAATTAAAATCTTTACCTATAGTGCCCATGATACTAAAGAATATTTTTCACCTTTCTTTACAGGATTTACTTGATGTGGATATAAAAAATTACTTGGCCAAATTAATAATTTATTTTTACTTACCTCTACAGAAATGTTTTTGCCATAAGGTAATTTAAAAACTAACTCTCCTCCTTCATAATCATCATTAACTAAATATATAAAACTTAAATTTCTAGGAGCATTTGGACAATGGTCTACATGTTCTTTATAAAAACCACCTTCTTTATATTTTAATAACTGTATGTCGTTTATTGTTGAATTAGATTGCGTGTTAGTAATAACCATATATTCTTTTATTTTTTGAACAAAAATATTTTTAAATTTATTAGTCCAATAAACCATGGTTTTACTACTAGCTCCTATATTAAAAAAAGAACAAGTGTTGGTAATTCTTGTTTGTTTATTTTTTCTTTGTTGTCCATAATCAAAAACTTTAGCTTCATCAAATTTAAATACACCATCTTTTATACATTTTATAAAAAGATTATTTTCTTTTTCTTGCAATAAATTATCAAATTGTACAATATATTTTTCTATTTCCATCTTACTTTATTCCAAAAAGAATTTTTATATCTGTGTATCAATTTTGTAAAATAAGACGCATCAGACAAATATCTTTTTCTTGAATTTATTGTTTTAATATTCATTTTCCAAGAATCTCTTTTAAAAGGTATGATTTGAACATAAGGAGTACCTTTTTTTAAAACAGTGTCTTGTGCAGGATATTTTTCACCATTAACATAAAATGGAAAATTTATTTGCATGTCAAATGTGTCCGTATTTACAATACCAGATATAATAGTAAACCTATCATCAGTGTTATTTAAAGGGGCTGTAAATAAACAAGAATAACCAGGAGGTGTTTTTATAATCCAAGGATTTAATATTTTGTGAGCTGAAGAATTTAAATTTTTTTTCTGTATTGGTGATTCAACAAATTGTTTTGTTGGATGCACATCTGGTGTATCAAACATATTTAAATTAATATCAGGTGCTATATTAGAAGCTTGAAAAAATATCTCTGAAAGATGTGTATACTTTAAAATAAAATCTTGAGGAAGACTTAAAAGATATCCTGTTGTTAAAGTTTCTAAAAAAGGTATACATCCTTTTACAGTATGGTCATCAGGAGAATGATTAAGTTTTTTAAACCATTCTGGAATATTAAGTTTTATAGGTTTTGGATAATCTTGTTTTAAATCAATATAATTTTTATGAGCACTAAAGGTAATATTTTTTTCAAACATACCTTTAAATATACCTTATGTAATAAAAAGTAAACTTATATTATGGTAATTGCCATAAACTTTTATGGTTTATACCATTTTCTGAACAATATTCATCCCAACTTTTACGTAAAGGCCAAGAAGATATTGTTGAAGTATCGAAAGAATCAACCACACCTTTATAAGTTTCCCAAGTAGATCTATCAGATCTATCTGGATTTTCAGAAAGCCATTGCTCTATTTCTGAACTTACAAAATTTAAATGATTTTGAAGACCTTCAGCTGTTTTAAAACCATCTGCTCTTGGTTCCCAAGTGTAATTAGTTCCATCATGTCCTGATATATTATGTGTGTCATTTTTTAATTTGTTAAAATCATCATCTGAAACATCTATTGCTATATGCTGATCACAAATTTTTAGACCATTTTTTTCAGCATCATTTTCAGCTATTCTGTAGATTTTTGTTTTATCTGTTTCATTTGGATTTAAAATAAAATATGCCATTTGTTACTCCTAACTTAAACTATTTTCATAGAATATAATAGCGCCTGCATTTCCAGAAGTACCTGGTTGCATAGCAGTTCCGATTCCTTTGTTTCCTTTGTTTCCTGCATCATCAATTATCATAAAGTTTTTTGGTGTAAATACTAAGTTTGCTCCAGGTGCGGTTCCGTTAGCTCCATTATTACCTGGGCTACCTGGGTTTCCACCGTTTCCACCAGCTCCGCCGTTTACTGTAAATAAGTTTGTGAAAGTTGTTGCGCCACCCGAACCTCCAGCTGATCCAGGACCTCCAGCATTTCCTCCACCACCGACAGAGTATGGATACGAAGTTCCACCTGTTAAAGTGCCATGATAGTATCCGTAAGCACCTTGGCCACCATCTCCACCATTTTGTCCCCAATTCCAAACGCCGCCACCACCGCCGCCTCCGCCGGACCACGCGAAAGCTGCGTAGTTAGACGAACCAGGTTGTGCAGTAAATGTTCCAGATTGATTTCTTCCTTGAACTCTCAAAAACATTCCTCCACCGCCTCCAGATCCATCAGCAGCCGATGTGATTCTTCCTTGAGCATCAACAGTAATATCCGCAGTTGTATAAGATCCTGGTGTTACTGAAGTGTTTGCAAGTTTGTCTGCAGATACAGCATCATCGGCAATCATATCTGTTGCAACTTGAACTTCTCCAACTGCACCAGCTGATGCAGCTCCTAATACTCTGTTTGCAGTAGTGGTATCTTGAATTTTTGCGTAAGTAACAGCATCATCCGCTATTTGGGCAGTAGCTATTGTGCCTGTTATGTTTGCAGCAGCAACTGTTCCACCTAAAGTGTCTAATGAAATTTCTTTTAAGTTTGTTCCATCAGAATATGCTGCGTAAATTTTTGCTTGATCTAAAGTAAATCCTG